GACCTGATGCAGACTGTCGGTCAGATTGTAAATGAAGCAAAGTTGGATGCTCCATCGGAAATCTGCGTTGATACAATTGGCCTCGGCGGCGGTGTTGCAGATCGACTGCGTGAACAGGGTTATAATGTTGTCGATGTGAACGTGTCTGAATCGTCAGCCATGAACCCGAATGCAAACAAGCTGCGTGATGAACTGTGGATGTCGGTCAAAGACTGGCTGGCAACAAGAGCTGTTAAACTGCCGCGTGATGAAACACTGCGACATGAGTTAGTGGCGCCACGGTATAACTTCAGCAGCTCTGGCAAGTTGATCGTAGAATCGAAGGATTCCATGCGGAAGAGGCGTATGCGTTCACCTGACTTGGCTGACGCACTGTGCCTGACTTTTGCAGGTAATGCTGCGATGGTTGGTGGTAGGGCTATGGCGTGGAAGCCGGGTAAACCGATAACACGCGGGATCAGAGGTGTGGTGTGATTGGTTGGCTCCTGTAGCTCAGTTGGAAGAGCAACTGATTTGTAATCAGTAGGTCGCGGGTTCAAATCCTGCCGGGAGCACCATTCGCATTCGTGTTAAATTTAGTGTAGTTTATGCAGCGAAGATAAGGTGATCGCGATGGCAGAACTTCGTCCGTATGAACAGACATGGCGAGATCGTCTTGCATCCATGCTGCTTGGCGATGGTCGTGCATCATTGGGTGCACAGCAGTTTGTTGAAGGGTTGCTTGGGTCACGCGGTCTTGGGACTACAGGGATGGGTCTGGTTGACCTGACGCCTGCTGGTATTCCTATGGCAGCGCAGGAGGCCCAAAGAGATGTAAACGCTGGAAACTATGTTGGCGGTATTCTTGGGGCAACGGCTGTTTTGCCTGCGGCAAAGGTGGCTGCCATACCTGCTAAAATAGCGGCAAACGAGGTTGCACGCACTATCCCTCAAAACCTCGATGAACTTAGGCTATTGATGTCTCAGAAATACCCTGATGTGAAATTGGATATTTCTGGAAAGGAATCTGGTCCAGTTGTCATCAATAGGATTGTTGTTCCAGAAGATCAACGCGGAAAGGGTATCGGCTCATCTGTTATGAATGACATATTAAATTATGCTGATCAGCAGGGTAAAGTTGCAGCACTTACACCAGATTCATCATTTGGAACTTCAAAAGGTAAGCTGATTGATTGGTATAGCAGTATGGGATTCAAAATGAACAAAGGAAGAAGCCGTGATAACTCAATATCGGAGTTAATGATGCGCCTTCCTAAACAGGGTGGTGAGTGATGGCTAAAACACCTGCATGGCAGCGGTCAGAAGGTAAGAATCCTTCCGGTGGTTTGAATGCAAAAGGTCGTGCATCGGCAAAAGCTGCTGGCATGAACCTGAAGCCACCAGTTAAGTCTGGCGATAATCCTCGTCGTGCGTCATTCTTGGCTCGTATGGGTTCAATGCCGGGACCAGAGCGCGATGAAAAAGGCAAGCCAACACGTTTACTTCTATCGCTGCAAGCATGGGGTGCGAGTTCTAAAGCGGATGCCAAGGCCAAGGCAAAAGCTATCTCCGCGCGAAATAAGGGAAAGGGCAGCAAGTGAAAAAGCCTGTCTGGAAAACGAAAGACCCGACGAAGACTGACAAGAAGCTGTCTCCTAAACAGAAGTCAGCTGCTAAATCGATGGCAAAGGCTGCTGGTCGGCCTTATCCTAATTTGGTTGATAATATGAGGGCTGTCGCCCGCATGAAGAAAGGAAAGTGACATGAGCAGCTTTTTGGCAAATGGTCGCGTCTGGGGTGACGCTGAATCAATCACAACATCTGCGACTGCAAGCAATGCTTACTCCGGCATCTATGTCGGTGGCACAGGCGATGTGATTGTGGTGACAGAAGCTGGCACGACAGTGACGTTCAAAGCTGTTCCAGTCGGCACGATCATCCCGATCCGCACGCAAAAGGTACTGGCAACTTCAACTGCTACCTTGATGGTCGGCTTCAAGTAAGAGGTACATCATGGCACGTATGCCTGAAGGAATCGGCCTCCTGTCAACTCGTATGCAAGAGATGATGGGTGAAGGTGAGATGGATCGCTCCTGCCCAGTGGCAACACGCGACATCACGATGAACTTGAAGAACCGTGGCAAGGCAATCAAGGTTGCCATGTATGGTCCTATGAATCCTGATGAACCGAATGAAGATTACTGGCGCAAGATGGCTATGAAGTGGGATGTTCCTGCGGAAGAAGCTAAAACAATGCGCTGTGGTAATTGCTCTGCATTCATTCAGACAGCAAAGATGCTGAAGTGCATCGAAGAAGGGCTGGCTGATGGCGACAATGAAGCGGATGCCTTTGAGACTACTGAAGCGGGTGATCTTGGGTTTTGCGAAGTCTTCGACTTCAAATGTGCAGCCAAGCGCACTTGTGCCGCATGGATCGTCGGTGGACCAATCACTGATGAAGGTGACGGTGAAGACTACGAAGATGAAGACAGTGAAATGTACTCATCTGAAAACGGGGAAATGGACTGATGAATCTTAGCATCTGTGTTCCTGCGCGGGAGACTGTGAACACAGGGTTTTCGTATGATCTTGCAATGTTGTGTGCACGGTTTTACGGAAATGCTCCTGCGGGTACGACATTCAACTTGAACTTTCTCAACGGGACTTTGATTGCAGATCAGCGGTCAAAACTCGTTGAGATGAGTCTGAAACAAGGTGCAACGCATATTCTGTTCTTGGATAGTGATATGCGTTTTCCGTCATATTTAGTTGAGAAGCTAACTAAGCATGACAAAGACATAGTTGCCTGCAACTACGCATCGCGTCGATTGCCTGTGAAGACGGTAGCATTCAGAGACTTCTCTAATCTGTCTTATATGTATTCGATGGATAAGAATGGTATTGAAGAATGTGATGCTGTCGGCATGGGTTGTATGCTGATCAAGGCAGAAGTGTTCAAGCAGGTTAACTATCCGTGGTTCCAGATTCATTATCTTCCATCTGCTCGTATGTGGATGGGTGAAGATATGTACTTCTGTCAGGCAGCAAAGATGGCTGGTAAGAAGATTTGGATTGATCACGATCTATCCAAAGACATCAGGCATATCGGTTCTTTTGAGTTCGGGCATGAGCATACAGAACAGGCTATGGCTGATGATGAGGCGCTGGCAGCAGCGGCAGACAAGATCAAGGAGATGAGCGATGAAGGGTAAATCAAAGATCGCTAAGGTGATGGGCGAATATAAGAAGGGTACACTTCATGCGGGTGTGAACCCGAAGGGTCCGAAGAAGGCTCCTATGGCTAAATCTCGTAAGCAGGCGATTGCGATTGCTCTGTCTGAAGCCGGGATGAGCAAGAAGAAGAAGTAATGGAACACTTCTACGACCAGATTCAAGGCTGGTTTAACTTCAAGGAACCGTATCGTCAGGCTGTCCGAGAGGCGTCTGATGGTGCGGTTTTTGTCGAATTAGGGTGCTGGAAAGGTAAATCTGCTGCATTTCTAGGTGTTGAAATCATCAACGCTAGAAAAGCGGTTTCCGTCCATTTTGTCGATCATTGGGGAGGTTCCGATGAACCTGCGCACAAAGCTGATCCTGAGTTGGAACGTGTTTATGAGATATTTAACGGCAACATCGCACTTCTGCGCGGGCTTAATTGCTCTGTGCATCGACGGTTTACGGTGGATGCTGCGGCAGATTTTGCGGATAACAGCGTGGATTTCATCTGGATTGATGCAGGCCATGAGCACGATGAAGTCATGGCTGACATCACTGCGTGGTTCCCGAAGCTGAAAGTCGGCGGCGTCATCGGTGGTGACGATTATCCTATGGATGGTGTAAAATCAGCAGTGAAACAGTTTTTCCCGCAGCACGAAGTCGGCACAGAGGGTGGATGGCAGTGGTGGCGGGTACGGAAAAGGGGTCAATGATGGCTATGCAAGACATCCAGCCGGGGACATACACACCAGACCTGATCCCACAGTCTGCTGATGGGCCGCAGGATGCGGCATATAACACTGAAACTGGCTATCTGACGCCATACGATGTGCCGATGTCTGAAGACCAGTTCCGATACACTGTGTATCAGGCTATTCAGGACGCACAGACATACATTGACAGCTATATCGCGCCTGAACGTGAACAGGCGATGGCGTATTATCTGGCTGAACCGCTGGGTAATGAAGAGCAGGGACGATCACAAATCGTTATGACGGAAGTACGCGACACGGTACTCGCGATGCTTCCGTCATTGCTCCGAATCTTCACAGGCGGCGACAAGATTCTGGAATTTGTGCCTAAAGGTGCAGAGGATGTTGAAGCCGCAGCACAGGCAACAGACCTGATTGATTACATCTTCAACCAAGAAAACCCCGGCTTCCGTACATTGCATGATGCAATGAAGGATGCACTGATCCTGAAGACGGGCATTCTGACTTGGTACAAGTTGGATGAAGTCAGTGTTGAATATTACTCATATTCAGGTCTAAATCAGGCTGAAGCAAACATCATCACCAATGATCCTGATGTTGAAGTTGATAGCATCTCAGAAGAGATGGACCTGATCAGTGGTGAAGTGAAGATCAGCCTTACTATTCGTCGTAAACGGAAGAACCCGCGTTACGTTGTCGAGTGCATTCCACCTGAACAGTTCCTTATCGACAACGAAGCAACATCGTTGGATGACTTCATTTACATGGGTCGCCGCAAACTGATGACAATCAGTGAACTTGTGGCAATGGGATACGACCGCACGATCATTGAGCAGAACGCTGGCACAGGCGGCTTCGAGATGAATAACGAAGTACTGGTGCGCAATCCTGCTGACCAGTCATTCTTCGGTCTTGAGCTTGGAAACGATGAAAGCACCAACAAGGTGTTTTACGTTGAAAGCTATATCAAGGTTGATAAGGACGGTGATGGCATCGCAGAACTGCATAAGGTCTGCACGGTTGGAAATGGTGCTTATGTTCTGCATGATGAAGTTGTGCAATCTGCACCTTTCTCCATCCTTGCACCTGATCCAACACCGCATACGATCTTCGGTCAGTCTATTGCTGACCAGACGATTGACCTGCAGCGCATTAAGTCTGCAATCATGCGTAATACGCTGGATTCACTGGCACAGTCTATCCATCCTCGCACTGCCATTGTTGAAGGACAGGTCAACATTGACGATGTTCTGAACAATGAGACTGGTGCAATTATTCGTATGCGTCAGGCTGGTGCAGTGCAGCCGTTCACAACACAGTTTGTCGGTCAGCAGGCGCTGGGTGTGATGTCCTATATGGACGAGATCAAGACGCAGCGCACAGGCATTTCCCGTGCGTCACAGGGTCTTGATGCAGACGCATTGCAATCGACAACACGCGCAGCAGTGCAGGCACAATTGTCATCGTCTCAGGAGCGCATCGAAATGATTGCGCGTCTGTTCTCTGATGGCCTGAAACGCTGCTTCCAAGGTCTGCTGAAGCTGGTGATCCAGCATCAGGATAAGGCAAAGATCATCCGTCTGCGTGGCAAGTTTGTGCCGATTGATCCGCGTGGCTGGGATGCCAACATGGATATGGTTGTCAACATTGCACTTGGTCGCGGTTCAGACGAGCAGCGCATGGGCTTCCTGATGACTATCTTGCAGCAGCAGAAGGAAGCAGTGCAGGCATTTGGTCCGATGAACCCGCTGTGTGGCGTTGACAAGATTGCATCAACACTTGGTCAGATCACACAACTTGCAGGTTTCCAAGACACTGCAAAGTTCTGGAACCAGATCACACCGCAGCAAGTGCAAGAATATGCTGCAATGATGGCATCTAACAAGTCGCCTGATCCTGCAACAATGCTTGCTAATGTTGAGGCAGAAAAGATCAAGGCTGACATCATCATCAATGCTGCCAAGCAGGAACTGGATCGTCAGAAGGCAATCGCGCAGGCAGACATTGAGCGCGACAAGCTGTATGTCGATGCCATGATGAAGGCTATCGAGATTCAGGCAAAATATGGTGCGCAGGTTGATATGGCTGTCATCAAGGGTGAAGTTGATAAGCAGCGCGAAGAAATCAAGCAAATCTTTGCAACGGTTGGCGCACAGCAGCAGCAGATGCAGCAGCAGCCCGTGATGCCTCCGATGCCAGTACCACCGGGGGTGATGTGAGATGCAGACTTTTGAACAGGAAGAGCTATGGCGGTCAGCCAAGGTTTTCCATGATGACGCGCTGTTCAATGAGTTAATGAAACGGCTGGAACAGCGTTACATGAATCAGTGGCGTCAATCGCCACCGGATCAGGCATCTGTCAGGGAGGATGCCTATAACATGGTCCGTGCGGTATCTGCTCTTTCTGAAGAACTGTCTGCACTCGCAGCAGAGAAGAAAGTTGCAGATTTCAACGCCCGATTGAAACGGGCATAACTTGGGAGTAATATAATGTCGAATGCCGAGAAGTCGCAGCCTAGCGAAATCGGCCTTGCAGATGCCGCTGGTCGTATCTCAGCAATTCTGGAAGGGTCCGCACCCACAGCCGAACCTGAGAAAAAGCAGATGGCTCCTGCCGCAGTCGAAGAGACTGAGGCGACTGCTGAAGATGCTGATGAGACTTCAGCACCTGATGACGAGGCAGCGTCGAATGACGCGTCTGATGGTGATGAAACAGCAGATGAAGCAGGGAATGATGATGATGGCTCTGAAGAGCAGCTGAAGCCGGATACGCTCGTAACCGTCAAAATTGACGGCAAGACGCAGCAAATCCCGCTAAAAGAGGCTTTAGAAGGGTATCAACGTCAATCCGATTACTCGCGGCGTATGAATGAGTTGCGTTCTGAGAAGCAGGCGGTTGAGGCTGAAAGGTCGCAGCTTCGTGTAGCCACTGAACGGGTTTTGCAGGAACTTCAGCAGTTCGAAATGCAGGAACCTGATTGGCAGCGGTTGCACCAAGAAGACCCGATCAACTTTCCGCTGATTGAGAAGCAGTGGCGTGACCAGCAGGCTCGTAAGCAGCAGTTGCAGGCACAAAAGGCTTATCTTGATCAAGTCGCTTATCAGAAGGACTTGGAGCAAAAGCAGCAGCTTGTTGAGATTGGACGAAAGTACCTTCTTGATACGTTTGCTGAATGGAAGGACCAAGAGAAGTTCGAAGCATCGACCAAACAGCTTCGTCAGTACGGCATGAAACAAGGCTTCACTGAAGAGGAATTGGGAAATGTTTACGATCCTCGTTATGTCGTAATGCTTGAGAAAGCACGGAGATATGATGAATTGCAGGTCAAACGTCCTCAACCTGTTAAGCAGGATGGACCAAGGCCAATGCGTTCCGGTTCGACTGCTTCATCTCCTAGAACGCAAACTGATGTCGCCCGTGTAAAACAGCGTCTCAAATCAACAGGCCACGTTAATGACGCGGCTGCTCTCTTTGCAATGCTAGACAGGAAGTAAGACAATGACGACAGTTTCCAAGGTTACAACCTACGATGCTCCGAACTCCATCAGGGAAGATTTGAGCAACATCATCTATGACATCAGCCCGACTGATACGCCATTTATGAGCAACATCGGTCGCGACACCTGCGAAAACACATATTTCGAGTGGCAAACGGACATTTTGGCCAGTGCTGACACTGGTAATGCCGCCATCGAAGGCGCCGATGCAGGTGATGCTGACTTCACTCCTACCGTCCGTGTCGCAAACTACACTCAGATCAGCAAGAAAGTGATCTCTGTGTCAGGCACTGACGATGTCGTGAACAATGCAGGTATGCGCACACAGATGGCCTATCTCACCGCTAAAGCCGCAAAAGAGCTGAAGCGTGATATGGAAGCTATCCTCACCAGCAACCAAGCTGGCGTGGCTGGCAATAGCACATCGACTGCTCGTAAGACTGCTGGTCTGCCCACATGGCTCATCACCAACTCGCAGGCTAACGGTGCAACCGTTTCGGAAATGTCCGGTGCTAACGGCAACGGCTATCCCGACACAGCGTGGACTTCGCTTTCGACTTCGACAGACGTTGCTCTGACGGAAACGATGCTGAAAACCGCAATTCAGCAGGTCTGGACGCAGGGTGGTGATCCGTCGATCTTCATGGTCAACGCATACAACAAGACTGTTGCTTCTGCGTTCTCTGGCCTTGCACAGCAGCGCGTGAACTACACATCTGCAACACCGTTGAAGATCATTGCAACGGCTGATGTGTATCTCGGTGACTTTGGTGAAGTGGCTATCGTTCCTAACCGCTTTAGCCCCGGCAACTTCGCCTTCGTGCTCGATCCTGAGTATGCTTCGGTTGCTTATCTCCGTCCGTTCCGCACGTTCGACATCGCTAAAACTGGCGACTCGGACAAGAAGGAAATGGTCGTGGAATACGGCCTCCGCATTAAGTCTGAAAAGGCTCATGCAGTCATCGCGAACATCATTGCTTCGTGATAACACTGGGGCAGGAGAAATCCTGCCCCTTTCATCTTGGGGAACACTATGGCTGAAGAATACGCACCCGGTTCATTTAATCTTGGTTATGACAGCGTTAGTGGAACGCTGACCAAGATGCACATCACGACAGATCAGAAAATGGTCTTTGAAGATGTGGTCAACATTGACGGGATTGCAGAGCAAAACAAAGCAATCAGGGACAGCATCAGCAATACAGAGCGCCTGCCGGATGGCATGGTGAAAGTGGCATCTTTGCCCATGATGGTGTATCTTGAATTGCAGCAGAAGGGCATTTTGAAGGATAAGATGGCCTTCCGTAAATGGCTTCGGTCTGACGCAGCAGCGCCTTACCGTAATCACCGGATCACAAGCTGATGGGCACAATCACTAACTATTCAACGCTGCAATCAGCAATCGCTGACTATCTGAACCGTGCTGACCTGACTTCTCAGATTCAGACGTTCATTCAGTTTGTTGAGGCAGACTTGAATACGCGGCTTCGTTGCCGTGAAATGATTGTGCGTGCCACAACCACCAATGATGACGAGTTTGTTAAGCTGCCTCTCGATTTTCTTGAGGCACTCAACTTGCAGATTGTTGGCGGTGCATCACCGTTGCGATATGTCACGCTGGATGAAGCTGACATGATCAACAAGGCGCAGGTTCTAACGCAGGTGTCAGTGTATTCACTGATGAATGGTGCGATTGAACTTATTCCGCCACCAAGCACTGATGTTGAAATTGAGATGGTCTATTATGGGAAGATTCCTGCATTGACCGACTCAAACACAACAAACTGGCTGCTGACTAAAGCACCTGATGTTTATCTGTATGGCGCACTTGTCCATGCAGCACCGTTCCTGATGGATGACCAACGCATTCCTGTATTTGGCAACATTTACCTGAAGCGCGTTGAGGAACTTAATCAGGAATCACAGAAGTCACTGCATAGCGGTTCGCCGCTGCTTGCTCGCACCCGCAGCATTTACATCTAGGAGCTAACAGATGTCTAAGTCTAATGCTTTTGAAAATTCGCTGTTGAAGTTGATCTTCAACGCTACTGCAATCGCAAATCTTGCAGACAATGCTGCAACATCTCCGCTGACTAATCTGTATGTGTCTTTGCACACAGCAGACCCCGGCGAAGCTGGCGACCAGTCAACAAATGAAGTGTCTTACACTTCTTATGCGCGTGTTGCAGTTGCTCGTACGACAGGTGGTTGGACTGTCACAAACAACAGCGTCTCGCCTGTCGCCAACATTGACTTCCCGGCTGCTACTGGTGGCACGGCGACTGTGACATACTTTGGCGTTGGCTCTGCATCGTCTGGCGCTGGCGTTCTTTACTATAGCGGCACGGTGACGCCCAGCATCTCTATCTCGTCTGGTGTGACGCCACGACTGACAACGGCCTCCACTATCACTGAGGACTAATCCTCATGGCATTCGTCTCTGCTGATCGTGTCAGAGATACAAGCACAACGACAAGCACCGGGAACTTCACGGTTTCCGGTACTGCTCCGACTGGCTTTCGTACACTGTCGACTGTGCTTAGTGTCAATGACACGTTTTACTATGTCATTCAGGCGCAGGGTGCGAATGAGTGGGAAGTCGGCGTTGGTACATATTCCAGCGCAAACGTGTTTGCACGTACAACTGTGCTTGCATCTTCAAATGCAGGTAGCGCAGTAAACTTCTCTGCTGGCACGAAGGATGTGTTCACTACGCTGGCAGCAGCGCGAACCATTCAGCGTCAGTCAGATGGAAGTGTGTATGCAGGATCAGGTGGTGGGTCTGACAATGCAATTATCCTGAATGGGATTACGATTGCATCAAACTACACGATTCCGACTAGCTACAATGCTGGTTCGTTTGGACCTGTGACAATTAACAGCGGTGCTACGGTCACTGTGCCGTCAGGCAGCGTGTGGACGGTGGTGTAATATGCCTCTGAAGCTCAATTCAACTGGCGGCGGTAGTGTCACTGTTGATGTGCCTAATACGGCATCGACATACACTGCTACTTTGCCTGCAAGAACAGGAACGATCATCACATCCGCAGACAGTGCAACTGTTACGCAGAGTATGATTGCTTCTGGCGTTGCTGGTACTGGTCCTGCTTTCAGCGCGTATAGATCAACAACTCAATCTAGTGTGTCTGCTAATACATTTACAAAAATTCAATTTGATACTGAAGAGTTTGATACAAACAGTAACTACGACAATACAACAAACTATCGGTTTACACCGACAGTTGCTGGATATTATCAATTCAATGCCTGTTTCCAGCCTAGCGCGAGCGGTGCTGCTCTTGTTTCCATTTATAAAAATGGATCACGAGTTAAGGAAGGAAACATTATTCAAACAGGCAGTGCTGGCGGCCCAAATACAACAGTTTCTGCCTTAATATACTGCAATGGAAGTACAGATTATGTTGAGGCTTATGCCTATGACACATCTGCAACAAACATTGCTGGTTCTTCAACAGCTACATATTTCCAAGGCTTCTTGGCGAGAGGTGCATAATGAGCCTATACGACAAGATCATGCTTATTTATCCATCATTAACAATGATGGATTTTATGACATACATCACGCTTCAAAATGATGCTGATGGGCGAGGTGACTACATTGCTCGCTGGGAGCATCCTACTTTCCCGCAGCCAACAGAGCAACAACTTAAGGAAGTTGGCGCATGAGCACCCTAAAAGTCATCAACGTCATTCATCCTTCAGGAAGCACAAATAACATTGTGACTGACTCAAGCGGCAATGTGATTTTTGGCGGCACGGCTGCAATGGCATCGTCGTATCTTCGCAACCGCATCATCAATGGAGATATGCGAATTGATCAGCGCAATGCTGGAGCAAGTGTGACTCTTTCTGATTCAACGATCACATACGGGGTTGATCGTTTTCTTGCCTATGAAAGCACATCTGCTTCAAGCTGCACTGTTCAGCAAGTTTCTGATGGCCCTACATCTGCAACTAATGGAGTTGTATTCCCAAACTCCTTGAAGTTTACGGTTGGCACGGGTGGAACAGCAACAGCATCGCAGCTTGCCATCATTGAACAGCGCATTGAAGGATACAACGTATCAGACTTTGGATACGGCTCCACAAGCGCGTTGACTACAACTCTTAGATTTTGGGTCAAATCCAGCGTAACTGGTACGTTTGCTGTTGGTTTGCGCAATGCAAATGATACGCGGTCGTATGTCACAACTTATACGATTTCGTCTGCAAATACTTGGGAGCAAAAGACGATCACTATAACGGGTGATACAACAGGAACGTGGAACACTACAAACGGCAGCGGCTTACAAATTCGTTGGGATTTGGGTTCAGGATCAACTTATCAAACATCAACATTAGATGCTTGGCAGTCTGGTCTATATTTTAGCACAAGTGGAAGAGCCAATTTGATTGGCACATCATCTGCGACATTCTTCATCACAGGCGTCCAGCTTGAAGTTGGCTCTGTCGCCACGCCGTTTGAACGCCGTCAGTATGGGCAAGAGTTGGCGCTGTGTCAGAGGTATTTTGCGCGGCTTGGTTCTTTGTCTGGCAACTATGTTGGATTTGGCGCTGGTATGTGCGACACCACATCAACGGGGTTTATTTACATTAAATACCCAGTAACCATGAGAGGCACACCAGCTCTTTCACAATCAAACACTTGTATTTATTCAACAACAGCAACATTTGCCACATCTAGTCTTGGAACTGTCTATTATGGTGGTGATTCACTTGCTGCAAATGTGAATGTGACGGGAACTATGACGGCAGGGCGTGGTGCTATGTTAATCGGAAATAACAATGCTTCTGCCTACATTGATCTGTCTGCGGAGCTTTGATCATGCCATATCAAAATGCAAAGTATCTCAAAGACTTTAATGGCAATAACGCTTGTATCAGCGTTTACATCAATGGTGTGCAATTTATTGTTCCTATTGATGAATCAAACACAGATTACAACAACATCATGCAGCTTGTCGCAGAAGGCAAGCTAACCATCTCACCAGCGGAGTAAGATGATGCCGATTACGATCAGCGGTAGCACAGGTGTTGCAGGCGTTGACGGGTCTGCATCTACGCCTGCGTTTCAAGGAACAGACACTAACACTGGAATTTACTTTCCCGGTGCAGACCGTATTGGTTTGGCAGAAGGTGGGGTGCAAGTTGGCGAATTTGATGCAAGCGGTAATTTAAAATTCAACAGCGGCTATGGCTCTGTTGCTACAGCTTATGGTTGCCGTGCTTGGGTGAACTTCAACGGTACAACTGCATCACCATCAACAATTCGTGGAAGCGCAAACGTCACAAGCGTTACAAAAAATACGACAGGTGATTATACGGTTAACTTCACATCAGCTATGCCAGATGCAAACTATTGTGTTGCTGGAACTGCTGGTTATACACAAGGTGGATCATCAAGCAGTGTTGGATACCTTTCGTTAAAAGGAAATACTTCATTAAGTACAGGGTCTGTATCTGTAATCACAACTTATCAAAATGGAACGACCCAAGATGATGGGACCGTTTGTGTAGCAATTTTCCGTTGAGGTGAGATATGAGCAAGCAAATTATCTATCCAAACGGAAATGGCGGCATCTGTTTAGTCATGCCAACTAGAGAACTTCCTGTTGAAGAAGTGGCTCGTAAAGATGTGCCTGCTGGAATCCCGTATCGCATCATTGATGAATCAGATGTTCCTGCGGATCATACGTTTTTCAACGCATGGGAAGCTGATTTCAGCAATCCTGATGGTTATGGAATTGGCGCAGAAGCATGGTTTGCTGAACAGGAGAATAAGTAATGATTACGGTCAACATGGACAAGGCAAAACAGATCGGCCACACCATGCGCCGTGAAGCACGCGCAGAAGAGTTTGCGCCTTATGACAAGATCATCGCAGCGCAAATCCCCGGTCAGAATGCGCAGGAAGCGGAAGTTGCTCGTCAGGCTATTCGTGAGAAATATGCTACAATCCAGCAGGCGATTAATGAGGCATCTACGCCAGAAGAGATTAAGGTTGCATTGGGGCTCTAAATGGCTGACTGGCTTGGCATAGCAGGGACACCAATATCATCAGGGCCAATCTCTGCGGCTCTGATTGAACCTGCTATTTATGTCGAAGCTGTTGGTTCGGCTACTGGCACTTGCACAGTCACTGCGGTTGGTGCGTCAACTTATGACGCTGTGGCATCTGCCGCTGGCACTTGCACAGTCACTGCGGTTGGTGCTTCTACATTTGCTTCTATAGCATCTGCAACAGGAACCTGCACTGTTGCAGCAGTTGGCGCTTCAACATTTGCTGCTGTTGCATCAGCAACTGGAACTTCGGATGTTGCAGGAATTGGAATTTCGACAGCTGCTGCAACAGGTGCGGCTTCTGGAACAGCGGATGTTTCCGGTGTCGGTACGCAGATCATCAACTCGGTTGGCGCTGCAACTGGAACATCATCTGTTTCAGGCATAGGCGCCTCCACATTTGCGGCAGTTGGAAGTGCATCTGGAACATCTACAGCAGCAGCTGATGGACAGGGTGTACTTGTCGTATCGGCTGTGGCTTCTGCTTCTGGAACATCCACAGCATCTGCTGTTATGACTGCTACAGCAACAATGGTTGCAACCGCAGTTGGCACATCAACCGTAAACGGTGTTCTAAGGGCAACGGCTACCTTCACTGGAACGGCAGTCGGTTATGCTGTATGCTTTGGCTACATTAAAAATGTCGGTTGGACGCCTGAGCCAGTCGATCCTGACACATGGACGGATCAGCCAGTTAACGATGCTACATGGACGGCATCAACATCAACTGGTGACTGGTCGGTTATACCGACACAGGACGATGAATGGACAGAAGTGCCTACGCCAAATTCAAACTGGCAGAAGGCGGCTTAGGAGAGAATAGATGGCTGACAGTTACACAACTAACCTCAATCTCACTAAGCCCGAAGTTGGGGCCAGCCGTGATACATGGGGAACCAAGATCAACGGCGATATGGACACGCTGGATGGCGTTTTTAACGCTGCTGGTAATGGTACATCTGTCGGGTTGAATGTTGGTGCTGGCAAAACACTAACTGTAGCTGGAACTGCAAACATCAGTGGAACACTTGTTGTTCCGACATCTACATCACCTACACAGGTGACAGATGGTTCTATGGTGTGGGACAGCGATGATAACTTGCTGACAGTTGGAACTGGTCTAGCACGTAAAACAATGGTTGATACGGATAGCACGCAGACTCTTACTAATAAGACTCTGACTGCTCCTGTTATATCGACAATCAGCAATACTGGAACTGTAACGCTTCCAACAAGCACTGATACACTGGTTGGTCGTGCTACAACAGACACTTTGACAAATAAAACGATCAATGGATCAAACAACACAATAACAAACATTTCGATGACAAGCGCTGTCACAGGAACACTTCCTGTTGCTAATGGCGGTACTGGTGTTGCTACGATTACAGCCAACAATGTCATTCTTGGAAATGGCACTTCTGCTGTTCAAACAGTTGCGCCCGGTTCATCTGGAAATGTTTTGACATCTGATGGAACTACATGGGTTTCATCTGCACTGTCATCGTTCTCAAATATGCAGGTTTTCACATCTAACGGCACGTTTACCGTTCCATCAGGCGTAACTAAAGTAAAAGTTACTGTAGTTGGCGGTGGTGCAGGAGGAAGCAGTGGTAGCGGCAATGCTGGTGCAGGCGGCGGTGGCGGAACAGCCATCAAGATCATCTCTGGTCTTACTCCAGCAGGAACAGTATCTGTCACAGTAGGCAGCGGTGGTTCTGCTGGCTCTAATGGTGGCACTTCATCATTTGGCGCGTATTGCTCTGCAACTGGTGGAAGCACAACTACAGGCGCTAATGGTGGTCCCGGTGGTTCTGGTTCTAGCGGTGATCTAAATATGACTGGTCAAGGTGGCAATGGTGGTGCTTTGGTTGGCAGCCGTGGCTATTATGGCGGTGGTGGTTCATCGTTTATGGGTGGCGGCGGCGCCGGATATGTTGATGGCGGTGGCGGCAATGGTGGACTTTATGGCGGCGGCGGCGGTTCAGGCGCATCAGGTGCGGCTGGTGTTGTCGTTGTGGAGTATTGATAGATGAAACAGGCTCTGATCTCTCCAAACGAAAATGTTTACGTTTACGGATATGGCAATGTCGGTAAACGTATTGCAGAAGTATCCACTTCAACTTTTGAAGTGGCTGCACCTTTGTTTTGGACGCCATGTCCAGACTATGTAACGGCAGAGGCTTATTACTATAGCGATAACGGTTCTTTTTCCGTTATTCCTGCTCCTATTCCTCCGCAGCCGGAATGATGAATTATGGAAATGCAGTCGATCATCAATATGTCGGTTGCGGCTGCATTTGGTGTAGCTGGCTGGCTAGGTCGTGAGATGTGGGGTGCAGTCAAAGAACTGCGCAAAGACCTGCATGAGTTGGAAGTTGGTCTTCCAAAAGAATATGTCCAGAAAGTCGATTTAGATAAGCGCATGGAGCATATCGAATATATGTTCCAGCGCATCTACGACAAACTGGAAAGCAAGGCAGACAAACCTTGATAGTTTCACAAAAAGAGGGAGATGACGAGGTGAACAAACATGGACCCCGCATCTATTGCTCTTATATTTGGTGCAGCAAAGACTGCTTATGAAGCTATTAAGACAGGCATCAAGGTCGGTAAAGAAATACAGGGTATGGCGGGTGACATCGCCAAACTTTACGGATCAGTTACCAGTCTCACTAAACTATCGTCTAATCCTCCTAAGCCTAAAATGTTTAGCAAGGTGTCTGCCGAAGAAATGGCAATGGACATCGTTGTTAAACGTAAACAGGCAGAAGAATGGTTTGCGCAGGTCAAAAATGAGTTTGTCGCCACGTATGGAATTGCGGGGTGGCAGGAAGTTGAACGTGAACTCACGCGCATCCAAAAGGATCAGAAGGCAGCGCGTGAAAGAGCAGCCAAGGAAGCGGAAGAGTTTCAGCGTGAGGTGATGATAATCTGTACCATTGGTGGTATTGTTATCTGCATCATCATCGGTGTTTTTCTGGTGTTTCTGGCTATATAGGGGGACAGCATGGACCTATTGAAAACATTTGGACCATTGCTCCAGACAGTTGCTCCTACGCTGGCAACAGCCTTGGGTGGACCATTGGCAGGTGTTGCTGTCAAAACATTGTCTTCGGCTCTCCTTGGGCATGAAGAAGGCAATGAAGACGATGTAAAGGCTGCCTTGGAAAAGGCAACGCCAGAACAGCTTGCAGCTGTGAAGCAGATTGACGCTGATTTCAAGGTTCGCATGAAGGAACTGGACATTGATCTTGAGCGCATTGCTGCTGCTGATCGTGACAGCGCCCGTAAGATGCAGGTATCAACCCAAGACTGGGTTCCACGTATGCTTGCACTCCTGATCACCGTTGGATTCTTCGGCATCCTGACTTGGATGCTTCTTCATGGTATGCCGCAGAATGGCACTGAAGCACTGCTTATGATGCTTGGTGCACTTGGTACGGCATGGACTGGGGTAATCAACTTCTACTATGGTTCATCGGCTGGATCGAAGGAAAAGAATGCCTTGATCGGCAAGGGAGATGGAAAATGAAGAGCAACTGGGAAGACTGCTTTAGGATGGTCTTGAAGCATGAAGGTGGATTTGTAAACCATCCGCGTGATCCCGGTGGTATGACCAATCTCGGTGTCACAAAGAGAGCATGGGAAGAATACACAGGTCAGCAGGCTGATGAGGCAGAAATGCGCAGTCTGACACCTGAGATGGTTCAGCCGTTCTATAAGGCTCGTTACTGGGACAAAATACGTGGAGATGAACTTCCGTTTGGAGTTGATTATGCAGCCTATGATCTGGCAGTTAACTCTGGACCAGCCCGTGCAGCTAAATACCTACAGCAGATCGTAGGTGTTCCGGCAGATGGCATCATTGGGCCAAAAACACTGGCTGCTATTAACGAAGCACCTGCTGATGAGGTGATTGATGCTCTTTGTGGGATGCGGATGGACTTCTTAAAAGGCTTGCCCACCTTTGATACCTTTGGAAAGGGTTGGACTCGTCGTGTTGCTGAAGTCGAAGAGAAGGCAAAGGGCATGGCCTGAAGCCTGTTTCGTGGTATAAATAATGGACTTCTGAGGGATAACTATGCCACTGGCTCCAATTAACATTCCACCCGGTGTCTTGAAGACGGCAACGCCGCTTCAGGTCAAAGGTCGCTATTGGGATGCAAATTTGATCCGCTGGCGTGCTGGTAAATTGCTTCCTATTGGTGGGTGGCAGCGTATCAGTGAAACACCGCTTGCAAGCACTGTTCGCACCATTTTTAGCTGGTCCAGCACAATTGGATCATCTCTCACTGTTTTTGGTTGTGATGATAAATTGTATTCGCTTGAAGGTGCGACATACGATGACATTACACCTGATGGTTTTGTTGGTGCTGAAGATACGTCAGTTGGTGGCTATGGTGCTTATGACTATGGCGAACTGCTGTATGGTGATGACACAGATTTAACTTATCCGCGTCCTGAATCTGCTTCATTTATCCCACCGTTCTCATGGACGTTTGATAACTGGGGTGGCGAACTTCTTGCTGTTGCATCTAGCGATGGTCGATTGCTTCACTGGCAAGAAGGTGAAGGAAAGATCACTGTAGTTGGTATTGAACCAATTACATCTATTGCTCGCGTTTCAAACGTGGCAACAGTAACAACTACATATAATCACGGGTTCACCAATGGTAATACCGTTGTGATTAGTGGAAATTCTGTTTCATCTTTGAACGGAACATACACAATCACATCTGTTCCAAGTCTCACCACATTTACCTATGCTAACTCTGGTACAAATACGACTGGAACAGGTGGAACTGCGTCATATCCAACTGCTGATCTTCCACCGACAAATAACCGTGGTGTTATCGTCACTCAGGAACGCCATGCTGTTTTGATTGGTGCTGGTGGTAATGCTCGTCGTGTTGCGTGGTCTTCACGCGAAGATTACACAGATTGGGATTTTGCCAGTACAACAAATACGGCTGGCTATCTTGATCTTGATACCGCAAGTAAGATCATCATGTGCGCAGCAGTGCGTGAAGGCACGCTGATTTGGACGCAAGACGAAGTATGGCTGATGCAGTATATTGGTCTTCCATATATCTACAGCATCAACCGTATTGGTTTTGGATGCGGGATCATTGCTCCACGCGCATTTGCTACGACTGCTGGTCGTTGCATTTGGATGGGCAAAGAATCCTTCTGGATTTATGATGGCGGTACTGTCAGGCCGCTTCGCTGCGATGTTGGCTCTTATGTTTTTGAGAACATCGACACTGACAGTGGCGCGCTCTATACGCATGGTGCTGAAAACAATGTCTTTCCTGAAGCATGGTTTTGGTATCCATCAACAGGATCAACAACACCAGATCAGTATGTAGTTTATAACTATGCTGAAGACTGGTGGACTATTGGAACAATGGACAGAACTGCTGCATTTGGAGCAAGTATCTTTCCTTATCCGATAGCTGCTGACTCTAATAATGATATTTTCTTCCAAGAAAACGGATGGACAGCGGCAGGTGCTTCACTTGAAGGTCAACGATGGGTTGAGACATCATCCATTAACATTCAAAATGGCAATCTGGTCAGTCATCTTCGTCAGGCTATCACTGATAGTGGGTATGGCTATGACAGCACTACAATCACTGTCTATTCCAGCTTCACACCAGAAGGTGCTGAAACAACATCTGGTCCTTATACTCCGCGTTCTAGTGGTTATACTGATATGCGGGTTACTGGGCGTGATTTCCGCATGAAGATCACAGCAACACAAGATGCTCCTTGGAGCATTGGTGAAATGCGGATTGAGTTTATGGGGAGTGGTGGACGATGAACATTACATTTCCACCTGTACCAGCGTCCTATGATAATGGTTACTTCAACAGAGCCTTTGCGACTTTTTCTCAGGCAGTAAATCAGTCTGTGACTAAGTTTGAGGCTGTTGAAAGCATCTTGCTACAAGCATCTGACGGATCAGTCTGGAAGGTAACTGTAAGCAATACAGGTACACTAACTACAACGGCGGTTCCACTTGGACAAACAGGCGCACCTCCTTACTAAAATGGAGAAAGCACTTAGATTGGGTGGCGGTACGCATTCAGTCGGTGACATCTATCTTGGTTTGCAGTCTGGTAAGTATCAGGGATGGTTCACGGATAACTCTGGTGTGATTACAGAGATATTAGTTGGACCACAGAAGAAATGGCTGAACTGTTTTTTGGTGTTCGGTGACATGGAAGAGGCGATGAGTATGCACCCGCAGGTCATCGCATTTGCTAAAGAGCATGGTTGCTCTTTTATGACCATGAACGGACGCTGGGGATGGCAGAAGATTCTGCCGAAATATGGATGGACCAACAGGTCGGTGTCTATGGCACTACCATTGGAGGATTAAAATGGGCAAAGGTGGCGGCGGTGGTCAACAACAGGTCGTGAATAAGACAGAACTGCCTGAATGGGTGCAGGAAGCAGGTAAGAAGAACCTTGCTGCTGCCTATCAGGTATCTGAAAACATGATGGGACCATATACAGGTCAGCGTGTTGCAGATATTAGCAGCGGTCAACTTCAGACCATCGGGGACATTGCATCTAGCTATGGCATGGCACAGCCTGCTTATGCTTATGCGCAACAAATGGCTGCACAGTCTGGTCAGTACCAGCCGCAGCAAGTGCAGGCAGGTCAGCTTTCAACGACTGATCTTGCTCCATATATGAACCCATTTACTCAGTCTGTCCTGCAATCATCTCTGGACACATTGAACCAACAGCGGATGCAAAACCTGAATGCTGCGTCTGATGCAGCTATTCGTGCCCGTGCATTTGGTGGATCACGCCAAGGCATTCAGGAAGGTGTTGTAAACGCGGCTGCCCAGCAGCAGGCTGCAAACCTTGCTGCACAGTTGTATTCGCAGAACTTCCAGCAGGCGCAGCAGGCAGCACAATCTGATATTGCCCGTCAGATGGCTGCACAGCAGCTTAATCAGGCTGCTGGATTGCAGCAGGCTGGCATTGGTCTTCAAGGTGCACAGGCACTCGGCGGTCTTGCTGGTGCAGGTCAACAGGCTTATCTCACTGGTGCATCATCTGCTCTTGCTGCCCAGTCTGCTTTGCAACAGCAGCAGCAGGCTGAACTTGATGCAATGCAGCAGGCTTATCGTGAAGCCCAGCAATTCCCATTGCAGCAGTTGCAGATTCCTGTCCAAGCACTCGGTGCTACACCGTATGGACAGACAAATACGCAGACTGGTCCCGGTCCTTCCAGCAATCCATTGCTGACTGGTTTGGGTGCAGCCGCGTCTGCCGCGTCTCTCATTGGTACGATTGCATCACTATGATCGACACTGCGTTACTGTTTAGTGGTGGCAAAGACAGTCTGGCTTGTTTGTATTTGAACAAAGACAAATGGGATCAGATGTATGTTGTATGGCTAAACACTGGTGCAGCGTATCCTGAAATGGTCGCGTATATGGCTGAATGGAAGAAAAAGTTGCCACACTTTGTGGAACTTAATTCTAATCAGCCTGAGAACATACAGAATTTCGGTTGGCCTGTTGATGTGTTGCCAGTCAATAACACAATGGTTGGCAGACATATCAGCGGAGAAACTGGACCATTGATGCAGCCTTATGTGTCGTGCTGCTCAACTAACATCTGGATACCTTTGCACTATGGGGTGAAGGATTTAGGTGTTACAAAGGTGATCAAAGGTCAGCGTAATTCTGACGCAAAAAAGTCAACTGCGCGAAATGGTACAAAGGTGGATGGCATTGAGTTTATAATGCCAATCCAAGATTGGACCGAAGAACAGGTTTTCAAGTATCTTGATGAAGTCGGCGCTGTGCTGCCACCGGGATACAAAGAAGGTGAAAAAACAGGAAGAGACTGCTGGGACTGCACTGCATATCTTTCTGACAATGAACAGCGGATTAAGAATCTGTCTCCGTTCAAAAAAGCAGAGGTGCTGCGTAGGTTAAACATCATCGACGAGGCAGTTGGAAAGCAGTGGGTGAGCTATGGCTGATGTAAACACTATTGCGGAATACATCTACAGAAGAGCGCCACTCTACGGCATTGATCCAAATCTTGCTGTCGGCATTGCTCGTTATGAAGGTCTAAATCCAAATACACTTGGAAGCCCCACATTCGGGAACCGTGATGCACGCGGTTATTCGTTTGGTCCGTTCCAACTTTATTCTGGTTCGTCTGATCCGAATAAAATTGCACCCGGTGGAATGGCCTATGAGTTTCAGCAAAAATATGGACAGGCTCCATCCCGTGAAAACTGGATGCAGCAGGTCGATTTTTCGCTTGAGATGATGAAAAATAAAGGAACAAGCCCTTGGTATGCTGTGCGTGACCAAGGGGGCGTTGAAGCAATAACCAAAAAAGGTGCAAACTTTGCCAATTCTATTGGCCTGTTAGGCGGTCAAACTGAAACAGCACAACAGCAGCCAAAGAATGCTTTGATTGCTCTTGGAACAAACGATTATGCCAATCCTCAAGCTGCTGCTGAAGCAACTATGAAGGCTATTGAAGCAGCTAAATCAAGAGGCCTAAATCCTATAATTGTCCCACCTAATGCGAATAATGATAAGTTTAGACCTGTAAGTGAAGCAGTTAGAACTGCTGCAACAGATGCAGGTGCAACTATCGCAACTGGTACATACGAAGCAAAAGACCCATTGCATTTGACACAACAGTCAGTGCGACAACTTATTCAACAGTATCCCGGTGCTATTCCTATTGGAGATAGCAATGCTGTTCGTATCGGTATGGGTCTTGGATATAAGCCTGCTGCTGATGGCACGCAGATTTTTACACCTCAAGGTCAGTTGCTGGCACAAACTGGCATTGGTTCTTCAACCATTGCTCAAAATATCATGGGTCTTCCGCAGCCCCAGATGCCGCAACAACAACAGCCACAGCAGCCACAAGCACCTGCAACCCAGATGGCAGATGTAAAAGGCTATCTTGCTCCTGCATCAACTGCTCAACTTGCTCCGGCTGGTACATGGTCACGATTTGGGCAGGATGTCCTTGGTGGCATGACAGGCGGTCTGCTTGGTACACCTTGGTCAACTCCTGCTGCCAATGCTGTCCAGCCAACACAAGTTGCCTCAATGGCTCCTGTTGCCGCTCCACAGCCAACACAGTTTCCATCTTTGACACCGGGTATGGCTGAAAGTGTGACACTTCCTGCCTCCGTTGGTCAGCCAACAATGCCGCAAATGGCTGGTCTTAATGTGGGTGCTGGGTTGCAAATGCCACCTGCTGCTGCAATGCAGCCGACAACACAATCATTGTTCAACCCTACACCATCTGCTCTATCGACAGCAGGCAGCCTTGCTGGACTTGCCAATGTTGGACTTGGTTTGATGGCAGCAGGTGCAGAAAAGCCGTCATGGCAACCGGGCGCACCCGCACCCGTGCAACGCGGTCAATGGCGTGATATTATCTTCTCAGGTCTTTTGGGGTGATGACATGGCAAGTCTTGAAGAACAGCTTGGTGCACTTTACCTGCAATCTTTGACAGGTGGACGCGTTGATTCCGCAAATTATGGGATCATGCCAGAACAGCCAATGATCCCTGTTGTGCCAACACCACCTGTTCAGCCAACACTGGCTGCTCCTATCATGCAGATTCATCCTGCCATCCAGTCTGCGTTTCAGACTGCTTTGATGAATCAGGCAATGCTTGGAACACAAGCACCACCGTTCAACCCTGCTGAAATGCAGGTAACAACAAATCAGCTCCCTACACAGTATGGTCGTTTGAAGTTTGGTGACACAACTGGAACCATCACTCAAACACCTATCAACTTTGGCGGTCTTTTGGGCCGATAAGGACAAAGAACATGGCACTTCTTGAAGACATCACTGGTGGCATCGGCAACTTCTTTGGTGGGTTGCTGGGTGGCGGTGGTCAGGCACAGACTGATGCGACACAGCAAACTGCTGGTTTGCAGCCGCAGCAGCAGGCAACTGACTTGCTTTCCATGATGTCGCCTGAAGACCAGCGCCGCATGACATACAGTCTGCTTGGTCAGCTTGGTTCAACGCTGCTTGCAGCTGGTCAAAAGCAGATGCCTGCACAGCGTGCACAGTATCTGTCTCAGTTGGGTGCTATTCCCGGCAATGTGCAGCGTGAAGCAATGGGTAATCTGCAAACACGTATGCTTCAATCACAGCTTGCTGAACGGATGCAGAACCAGCAATCACTTGGTCAGATCAATGCGCTGATGAAAGACCCTGCTGCATTCAAGCAGGCTTACGGTTTTGACTTGCCACCGGGTGTGTCTGCCGCACAGGTGCAGAACATCGTGCAGCAGCGTGCAACATCGCAATATGTGAACCCACTTGCTCGTCAGATTCAAGAAGCACAATATGCCGATATTCTTGCTAACCGTGAGAAGGCAATCACGCAGCTTGAAACTCAGAAGCAGCAACTTGCAGCAATCGGTGGTGATACATCTCAGATTGATTCACAGATCAACACACTGCGCCGCATCTATGGTGGTGCACCGGGTGCTGCACCTGCACCAGTTGCACCTGCACCAACTCCAATGCTGGTGACACCTGCTCCAACAGTTCAGCCTGCTGCACCTGCTGCTGCTCCTGCTGTGACACCCGGTGGTGTCGTGCAGCCTGCGCAACCTGCTGCTGCTCCGACATCAGCACAGCCGTCTGCTGCTCCTGTTACACCTCCAGCTGAAACACCTGCCGCAGAAGTTCCTGCTGCACCACCGTCACTGTTCAATCCACCTGCTGCTCCTGCAACTCCTGCTGCAAAGCAAGGTGCTGCACTGTTTAATCAGTTTACTCAAATTCCGCAGGCTGAAGTGCGTCAGCGTTTGCAGGCTGCAATCGGTGCTGGAAAGTTCCAAGAAGAGTATTCAAAGCTACTTAAGGAAGAACGTGAACAGCTTGGTGAAGAAGGCAAACGCCGATTCGATCAAGAAGGTAAACTGCGTTCATCTTTTGATGCTGCAACGAAGGACTTTCCGACTTTGCAGAATGCTTACAAGTCGATGGAAGAACTTGCTAAGAACCAGACTGGTACATCTGATGTTGCTCTTGTCACATCACTGTACAAAATCTTCGATCCCGGCTCTGTTGTGTCGGTTAACGAAGCTGGTCAGATTACAAGTGCACAAGGTCAGGTTCCGGGACTTCTTGAGAAGATCACCAATAATCTGATGACAGGTCAGAAGCTGACTGAAAAGCAGCGTGCTGATGTTATCGAAGCAGCGCGTACACGTTTCCGCGAAAACTATGCAGAATATGAACGCCGCATTGCACAGAATACAACTCTTGCAGAGAAGTATGGTCTGACACCTGATCGTGTTGTTGTTGATCTTCGTGATGATGATCTGAAGCAACAGATGGATGCGCTGAACCAGCGTGATCGTATTTCCAAGTCAATCAGCGTTGATCAGATTGGCAATGCTTCACTTGATGATCTGAACTTGCTGAATAAGCGAGTGTTGAATGCTAACCAGATGGCTGCTGTTAAAAAGCGACTTGAAGAACTCGGTCAGCCTCCTGCTCCACCTGCTCCATCTGGAACAGGTACATCTCTAATGGGTCCACCAATGCCACCTCCCATGATTAAGCCTCTTGGTGGAAGCCTAAGCACACTTGGCAACAAACAACTTCTTCCACTTGGCTTCGGTCAATAAGGTGAA